GCTTCAGGTGAACAGGTTTTTACAGGAGGCAGGGAGAGAGAAGGAACAGCACCCATTTTTGAGTTTCCTTTGCTCACTGATATGTGCAGCTCTCCTGTATTCTTAAGGTCTGATTCCATATAATATCTCCTAAAAAGAAAACCCCCGGTCTTAGCAGACGCACCGGGGGCAAGATTTATCTAAATTGTACTAAAAATAAGAGGTAGGGACTTTGTCCTGCTCCCTAGCAGTTCCTAATATCGGGCCGAGGCCCTTAAGATATATTCCCGGTAACACCGGTGCTTATCCTGCAACGCAGGTTTCAGCCATTTAAGTATAACACGACAGACTCAGCTGTCAACCACTTTAGCCAAAGACTTGTAGATATTTTTGACATCAGTCTTGTCACCTACAACAGCAACAACCGGTGCCCCGTCAAAACCTTTGCCTTCAGTGTGCAGTATGTCGTCATCTATGGCAACAATTAAACGCACACCAAGCATACCGATTTCAACTTCATGGTTGTTCTTAATCGCATCAAGTTTATGCAGTGCCTCTGCAATATCCTTGTATACATCGCACAGCTGATTATGTACAAACTTCAGTCGTGCTCGAATCATGTCTTCGTCGATTTCGTCGCAGGTGCCATTCTGTATCTTTTTAAGCAGTGATTCTTCCATTTTATTCTCCTTTGACAGGTAATGCTGCGTGAAGGTTCAGTGCAGCAGTCATGCTAGGCTGACCAATTTCATCCCACTCTACACTGTCCTTGAAGTCAAGGACTGTACGTGCAAGCTTCAAAATGTTTTCAACTTCCCTAGGTGAGTAGCCGTACCTAGCAACAGCGGCATCAAGTGTTCCCTGTGCATTTGGAGTAATACGACAGTATTTCTTTACTTCCTCTGAAGTCAAGTCCTGATTGTACTTACCCTGACGCTTAAACTGTTTTTCAACAGCACAGCTTATACGCTCATAAACCTCGGACAAGCCGCTAAAGTATGTAAAAGGCAGGACAGGATTGTCACAGTTGTACCTTATGACTATTCTGTCAAGCAGAGGAGCACTGAACTTTTTCCAATACTGTTCAACAGCCTTTGCAGAGCACAGACAGATTTTATCGTGTGAGCCATAGTTTCCACAAGGGCATGGAAGAGTTGACATGGCAAGCTGAAAGTCTGCAGGGTAAGTCGTACTTTTTCCTGCTCTTGTGAGTGTAATGTTCTTACTTTCAAGAGGAACTCTCAGCATCTGAAGAACAGAACTTCTGAACTCAGCTGCCTCGTCAAGGAAGAGCACTCCGTTATGTGCAAGTGATATTTCTCCCGGTCTACAGTCAGGGCCACCGCCGCAAATCCCTTCGATGCTTGCAGTATGATGAGGCATACAGAATGGTCTCTTAAAGATTTTCTGATTAGCCTTTGAAAGACCTGCAAGTGAGTAGATACGGTTTACGCTGAGCTGTTCAGCATGGTCAAGATTAGGCATAATCTGAGGAAGCCTGCTGAGGGCAGAAGTTTTATCAGTTCCCGGAGAACCGAAGGCAAGGATAGAATGTCGTCCTGTCACTGCGATAACGGCAGCATATACAAGTCCTCTATCTTTCAGTTCCGTGATGTCACCTTCACTCTTACTGACAGGAGAAAATGTTACTTCTCTGTCGTTCGGATGATAAAATCCATTGGAGTGAGCTTGTGCAGGGTTTACCATGTCTGAAGGACATACCTCAAGTTCATCCACGTTACACAAAGCATGGAACGCTTCTTCAAGTGTCTTTACCTTCTGCACGATAATTCCATCAGGTACAGTCTCTGTTCCCTCAGGAATGATAGCATATTTGATGCCTTCCTTAATGGCAGACTCAAGTGCAGCATAAGTCCCTCTAAGAGGAACTGCTTTGCCATCTTCACTTGTTCCGTATACCATTACAAAAGCATCCTGACTGCGGGGCATTTCATCCTCGTGTTCTTTCGCGTAGTATGCAAGAGACTCTGCAAGACTCTGTGAGCCTTCCTTAGCCTCTGCAGAAACGATTTCACCTTCATAACCGAAGGATTTATAAGTTTTGATAGCCATATCTATCTCCTTTATTGTAGCCTTTTCCCACTTCTGAGCTCTACATGTTCCGCAATTACAAAGACGCGTGAGCGTGTGTGTCCCTCATCGTCTTCCCATACTGACTGCTTAAGTCTTCCTACTACACGCAGGCCCTGATGCTCTCGAGCCTTTCGCATAAGACCTACCATCTTACCGTAGACCTCTACATCAAAGTAAGATACTTCTTCTGCATTGTCTCCATCTTTGCTTTTGTAATATCGTCTGACAGAGATTGTAAAAGAAGCCTGCCCGTTACCTGAGTCTCCCTCAGAGTACTTGACTGAGCCTTCAAGGTTTCCTTCCAAAATGATTGAGTTCAGCTGGTTCATATTTACCTCCTGTGAGCTGAGTTTTGAAACATACGCGTGCTCCACTCTTTATTGGTAAAGCACACCTTTCTATGAGTATCCTTACACTGATTTTCACAGGCAGCACAGGCGTGAATACGTTTACCACAGTGGGTACACGTAATCCGCCCGCCACCTGAGATATCCTCAATGTTATAGTCTGTGTATTCGTTACAGTATGGACAATACTCTTCAAACATAAGCTATTCCTTAATTACAGTGCCTCTGTATCTGACTCCGCCGAGCGTAATCTCTACAGTCCCGTCTTCATTCTTCTGTACTGTGTTAGAGGCAGAAAGAGCATCCTTGAGTTTCTGCACTTGCACAGCAACTGAAGCAGAAGAAAGGTTGAGCACATCGGCACACTTTTGAAGGTATGCACAGAATACTTCTGTGAGTTCCTTTATAGACTTCTGTGCGTTTTCAACAGAGAGCCAGTAAGGTGCATAGTCTATGTCTGTACATCCACAGGAATGAGACGAGCGCCCGCACCCTATGTCTGCCCTGCTTGTGAGCGTAAACCCAATCCATACACCTGACATATACATTTTCAGTCCGCAGGGAAGAGGTCTGCCACAGTATTCATCCTGATTTGGCATGCTGAAGCCTGTAGAGTCTAAGGCAAAGTCTATGCTCTGCAGTATCTTGGTGTATGATTCAAGCACAGGCAGCACAATATCCCGACAGTTCTTGTCAATAGTCTGAATCGTCTGTGCCTTCAAGTCTGAGCGTTCTTTCTTGAGGGCCTTGAGGTTTTCCACCTCTGCATTAATCCCTTTGGTTAATTCTTCTAAATCCATAAGAATATCTCCTTATTCAAAATAAAACCCCGTTGCTTACGGGGCTTTAACGTTCGTTTACTTTTTGAGTGCCTTGCGCTGAGTCTTGGCCATATCGCTGAAGTAGTCTGTCATTCTTTTGAACTGTGACATCATATGGTCAAGTTCATAAGCCTCCCAGCGTTCACATTCATCATTGAGGGCAAGGATATAATTCTTGCCGACGTCGATTGAGTCTGCCTGCAAAAACATGTGCTCTGTCCACTTGTCTTTGTTCCAAGCAGTCATTTCAGGACGATAGGCATTATTGAGCTTTGCAAGCACCATTATATCCTTTACGTCATCCTCAGAAACAGGAGTAAAGATGTAGTAGTCTGTTCGGTCGCATCCGTCATCAACGATAGAGTCGATGGCATACAGTGCCATTTTGCGGATGTAGAGAGACTTGTCTTCCAACTCTGACCATTCGACAAACACCTGCTGTCCGTTTACTTCTTTGTAACGTGCCTTAGGGCTGAGCACCTTCTTGAGTACACCTGTCTCAATAAGGCGGGCAAAGAGTACACCTTTCGAAGACTCATCATACTTCTTGATGTCCTCAATTGCTGCCTGCTTCTGTTCTTCTGTAGCATTTGCACCAAGTACACGCGCAAAACGTCCGTCTGCTGATACGACACGACTGTCGTATGTTACTGATATTGTTGATTTCTCGATTGTCATAGTATTTACCTCCTTTATGACTTATGAGATTTATTTAGATTGTAAAGTTATCAGATTTATGATTTGCAAGCCATCCTGCATAACTGAGAGGAGACGCACCAAGATTCGGTGAGTCATCCCTGTGTTTTACGCTCCAATTTCGTACATACACAAGATACTTTTCCCAGTCACCGCGCACACAGTCTAATGCCTCTGAGCCGAGTATGAATACTCCTGCCTGTGTTTCTACGATGTAGATGGTAGCTTCGTGAGGTCTGCAGACATGCTTTCCTACCCATAAAACTGTACCCTCTGTGCCTTTTTCAGGCTCTTTTCCTTCTGCCCATCTGTCAACGGCAGAGGCAGGGATAATTCCCCTCTGTGACTCTATGAGCTGCTCCCATCCTGAGTATACGTGTGAAGGGTCTGAAACTGTTACCTTGTCCCCTACATGTATGTATGAAACAGGAGTTACCACGGCAAGCGCATCAGCATTATAGATATACACATTCCCACGCTCACTGCTTATTATAGCGACTGCACTGTCAAACATGTCGTGGCGTGCAACATATTCAACCGTAAAATCATGTGACAGTGCCTCTGCTGTCGGGTATGTACCTTCCCGATAAGCACGAGCTATCTTTCGCACATGCTCTGAGTTGAACTTAGCTGCGTATTTTGTCATAAAGCTTGTGTAGGTGGTAAATATGCCGCCTTCACGAATTACTTTTACCTTGTCTCCAATACAAACCATTTTATAGCCCCCTGAATAAAGGATTAAAATTATTCATACCACCATAAACCCATATGGCAGTAGCCAGTGCCCAATAATATACGTCTTTTTCCGTTCTGTCCTTACCTGAAGTCAGAGAAGAGATATCCACCGCAAAGTCTTTTGCAAGCCTGAGGATTTTTTGAGGATTTGTCTCAATCTTCAGCTTGCAGTTGTTTCTGAGCCACGACTCTACGTGACGTACAGTTATCCAGCAGTCGTATGAGTATTCCTCGTATACCTTGTCCGCACATTTTGCGTAAGTATCGAGGTTACGTTCTTTTGCATAAACCCCGTCAAGGTAGATTTTTACCTTGTCGAGGTGGAAACGCTTTATCTGCATATCCACCCCCTAGCCTACATTGAGGCTGCCTTAACTGCATTTGCCACAGCTGTTTCAGCTTCGGCTACCATAGCCTTGCGCGTCTCTTGTGCAGCCTGTGCTGCTCTGTGTGACAGTTCGTTCATAGCTCTTGTGGAACAGAACGCACAGTTTATGCACCGCGGACAATATGACTCGTTACTGTTGACAGTAACCGGACAGTAGTCTTCGTCAAAGTAGTACGTGTCGTTGATAGCCTTGTATTCTTCCCACTCTGCTTCCATCTCGTCCTTTGTCTCTTTTTTAGCAGGAGCAGATTCTTTCTTTTTTGTGCCGCTTGTGTGGAGTGCAGGGCGCAGATAGTACCCGTCGTCGTCCCACCATGCCCTGCCTGTACCTTCCCATTTGTAGTGGTATGGCTCTCGTGCGTATGAATTGTTCGAGTAGTAGATACCGTTATCCTTTACCCATCCTTTACCCATGAGCGTACAGTGATTATTTTTGTCAAGGATTGCGAGGCGCGAGCCGTCGATGAGGTACTCAATCAATTTGAGAGTCCTCTTGTTTTTGTAGAAGTCCATAGACTGAATGATGTTTGAGAGGTAATCTGTTATGAACTTCATTGTGTCTGAGTAGGTCTTAGACCCGTCAGAGGTAATGTCCAAGATACCGTTGTGGGCCACACCGATATTGCACTTGTAGTGCAGCCGTTTGAGGTTTGCCATCTTAGAAGACAGAGGGAAAGGATGTGTCATACATTTATCATATCCCTGTGTCGCAATTCTGAAGTGCATAACATAAGGTGCATTGTCACCTGTGACAGCGCGGGCCTTGTTCAGCGCTTCCATAAACTTTTCAAAAGTCTCATACCCTTTATGGATATGAACTTCGCCGTTGAAAGCGTACATAAAACCTGCTCCGTGGTCATTATTTTCGAAACAGTTCTGAAGGATTCTTTCTTCAGGGAAAGCCTTATTCAATGGTTTATAAGCAATTACACACATAATTTTATCTCCTTTCTGTGAGTTTGTTTGGTTTTAGTTATTGTCTGTGAGGTCTGTCTCCCATTCAATGCTAGGATACAGGGAGAGAACAGCCTGTCTGAAGGCTCCTCTCTTGTAGATATATTTGGCAGTACTTTCTCTTATACCACCAAGCCAAGACACGATGTCATTTGAATTAACCTTATTGACTGTTATGCGTTTTGCGTTCTTGGTGATTGTCAGCATCAGGTCAATCCAAGAGAAGAAGCTCCATGCGTTGAGTGTTCCCCTGCCTAAGCGATATTCGAATGTGGCCTTGTTACCATTATTGAGCGCAACATAGTGGTTCTGAGACTTGTTCAGTTTGACATTCTCCTTCCACTTGTTGTATTTGGTAGCCTTCTTCCGTGCGATGGCTGAGTTCATGCTCAGAGGGCCGCAGTATCCTGTGTCACGTCTGCGTGAAACTTTTACGAGGTCGTCCCAGTTCTCGTCAAAGAACACGTAAACCTTGGCGATAGCTTTGTCCTGCTCGTCTACCGTATCCCCAAACATCAGCCTTGATACATGAACGTGCAGTCCGCAGGTTCCCGGATTGTGTGACTCATAGCCGCGACTAGACAGATAAGAGAGCATTTTCCTCCACTTCGGAGCATTATCCCAAAATGCCTTGACTGTATGAGGCTGAGATATACACTCAAATCCATAGCTGAGTGAGCCGTCGTGTGCGTAGTGCATTTCATTTTCCTCAAGCCCGCACGCCTCGCACAGATGCTTTGCAGTGCCATAGTTATCGAGGTCTTCATCGTCTGTGGTGTCAACTTCAAGTTCAAATCCAAGTCCCTGAAACTTCTCCTCAGACTCATATTCCCCGAACAGGACAGGCTTGTGGTCGTGACTGTCACAGTAGCCTTCTATAACTCCTACAGGAGCCTCATTTGTTTCTTCCTCGTGGCAGAAGACACACATACCATCACTGTAGTAATTTTCGTCTGTTATGTAGCAGTCACAGGTATCGCAGTAGTGCATACCATCCCAATACCAGTCAGGAGCCCAATAGGATGTTGTTCCGTCGTCTCCCCTGTCTGTTCTGACTGTGTGACATCTTCCTTCACTTCTAAGGTAGTACTCTCCCTGAAAGTCTCTTGCAAGAGGCTCAGCACAGTTTCTTCCGTCGCTTAAGGTCACAACCTGCCAGTCAGGGAGAATGTAGTTTGTGATGTCACACCTTGCACATCCGTTGAGTCCTGCTACATATCTTGCAGTGGCCATCAGCATAGTCTTCAGACTGCAGATGTAGTTACCTTCATAAAGTATACTTTTTTCTGCGATGTCTTCCTCAGCAACATTCAGACTGCTGAGGTCTACGCTTCTGTCAGCGTGTACTACTGCCATACCTGCATACCTGATGCGGTCTACAGTAACATCAATCTGTACTGTCTTATCTGAAGACAATACTCCTGTTTCTTCCTCTTCCATAGTATTTACCTCCTCTATGTATAGGAATTATTTAATTTATATAGTGTTTTCCACTATACATTTCATTTTAGTACCTAAAATTTGGTAATATCTGTATATAGTGTTTATTTTATACAGAAAAATACCTCTTCTCTCTGTTCCTTAAGAGATATATTTGAGAAAAATTTTTATTTTGAAAAGATTTATATACCTAAAGATTTATAGGTATTAGAAGGGATAGTTATGATTATATATCCTTTATATTATTATGTCAACATTTTTAAATATTTATTTTATATAGATTTTTATAAGACATATTTTATTATTGTAAACCTTATAGAGCAAAAAAGTTTACAATAATACTATACGTCATATAGTATAGGAGTATCCTTTATTTTTCAAGAAATGAAAAACACTATTTGCAGATATTACCAAATTATAGGTACTAAAATTAAAGACCATAAAGGCGGGCCCTCTTCTCCTGCTTTTCCTTCTCCTGCTTATAATGCAGGACTGCCATATCAAGGGCTGAGTTCACCTTTACCTCTGAGGCCTGTCTCTTCTCTGCTGCCTGATAACCTCTGTCAACATTTTCAGAAATTGCCTTGAACAGTTCTTTCCATGCATCCATATTTTACCTTCCTGATTTGAGTATCCTAGATACATCACTGACACGCATATTGCTTTTAAACATCCTTACACGTATAGTTCCTATTTCCTTGAATGCGGTAAACTTAGCCCCGAAAGTAACGGCATATTTTTTGCCGTTGATGATTGCATATTTCATTCCTGTCTCCTTATGCTATTGAGATTACATAATCTGAAGTTTCTACTTCCTTATCAGTGATTTCTTTACCCCTGTAGAAGTACACCATTTTCTTTTTCCTGACTGTGCAGGCCATAGGAATATCAAGTGCAGCAAATACTGCATTGAGCCTTGACTTGGTTGTGGCAGTAGGATATCCGCAGTCAGATATTTCAAGAGTCCTTGAGATTGTATCTCCTTTGGCTATCTGATGTCCCCACAGCTTCAGCGAGAATATACCCGGATAGTCCTCATTCCACACAAGCACATCGCGCCTTCCTTCCTTTTTTCTGTACATATCCTCAGTAACTGAGGTCTGGAAGTCAGACTCATTCTTTAGTGCTGATATGATTTCCTGTTCTATCATTCTCATATCCTGTCCTCCTTAGAAGATATTGGCTGCAGGCTTCCATTCCCCGCCCCAGTTCTGATATTCCCCGAAGTCGCACATATTCCTGTAGAGCATTTTTTCACCTATCTCCTGCAGGTATTTCTGTGCCCTTTCAGGGTCTTTGTTTTTCTCGCTTTTGAGAGCTCGAAGTCCTTTCACGTTTGACCAGTGGTAGTACAGATATTCCTGTCCTATCTTCAATCGCATTATTACAGCGATTTCCAAAGTTTCTGCTTCAATCATTTCATTTCTCCTATTTCGAGAATATTTTCAAAGGCAGATTCTTTATATGACTGCCCCATGTTCCGCTGCGTATTGCACGGCATATCCGTACAGCGTCTTCATATGTTTTCGTGTCTGTTACTCTGTACGACCCGGCGTAGATTATAAACATATCTGTCTCCTAGTAGTAGCTGTTACACTCAACCATGAATACATATATATCGCATTCACGGGCATATTCTACAGGAATACATTCTTCTCTATCTATTCCGAGTCCATTTCTTGCTACAAGCTTCAGGAATATCAGGCCGTCAGCTCTTTTCTGCAGCCATAGACGTCCGTGGACATGTAATCTGTCCCAACCGTCCCATGTCATTACAAATCCCATAATGCACCTCTATGTGTTAGGTTTATATAACTAACTAACGTTAGTTAGTAGCACGCGCACGCACGCGCACACGCACGCGCACACGCACACGCGCCCAGGAGCACGCGCACGCGCTCACGCGCACGCTACACTATATATATTCGTGAGATTTCATAACGTGAGGGCTAAAAACAAAAAATTTTGCATTTTTTGATATTTTTTATTGATAATTATTCTTTTTAGGTTTATTCTATATATAGGCCCGTCGGGCCTCACAAATAATCTTAATTAATATCTACTAAGTTAGTAGGTAATAGGAGTCTATATGATTTACTACAATTTCAACTTAAGCGGAGAGGGTGTACAAGTTAGCGCCCTGGGTCTACAGGAACGCGAAATCTATGTTTATAATAGGTTTATGGCACGCGCTAAAAACATAGCGCGATATTACGCACGTGCTCACAATATGAGCGAAGAGGAGTGTGCTTTATTTGTGGCCTCTTCTCTCTATAATAAAATGTGTGACATACGTCATAAGGAAATAGAGCGCACTGGAGTACATTATAATGCCGTTGAATACTTGTCTATGATTAAAGTTTTCTCACAGTTGAAAACTGCACGTAATCGCGCGAACTTTTCTAAAACTACCGACTATACCAATCATATTGAGTTTGATACACCCGATTTTAATATTAGTTTTAAGGCTGTTGAGGGTGTAAAGAATTACACTGTAAAATCACACCATTTTAAGGCCATAAGTAAAATGCGCGAGGATGTAAACATCTGCTCCATCGGTAAATGTTTCGATTATGTTGATATCTGTGAGATGTGGGATAACAGGCACGCGAGACACGAGTACAAGCTATCTAGAGCACTTGAAAACTTGAATTCTTTAACATCGGTTTACGTTTATACAAGCGATAAACATTATCTTACTATGAGCATCCAGGAGCGCGAACGCGCAAAAAAAGCGCTTAACAAACAATTGCACGCGGACGGATTGAAATATAATGCACTTTCACAGATTACCCAATTGTCACGCTCATGGAGTGAACCTGAGGCCGATTTATTGAATAAGTGTGCACTTATTAGAGCGCGTAAACTTATACACAAGATTTACACAGAGACACAGAGCGGAGCGCGTGTTATTGATATTATTTCAAGTGATAGAGTGCAAACGCCCGCGGAGCGTCGCGCAGTGTGTGACTTTAGAAAACGTCATAATGCTTTATATGATGAAATGGACTATCTACAGGAGCGTGTGACACAAGAGATTAATTTATAAATCTTGTGACCGTTAAAAAAGTTTTAAGAGACTAACAATATTGTTAGTCTCTTTTTTTATGCTCCTGGATGCAGCATCAAACTAACTAACGGTTGTTAGTATTTGTTAGTGTGGCCTAACTAACGGTCATTAGTCCTTTCGTTAGTCTTACCTAACAAATTTTCAAGGGAATGTCTACGGTTCATCCCGCGCAAAACCAGATTTTTCATAACCACTAGTCAAACGTATAGTAAAATAAACAATGAAAAAATATCGCAGGAAAAGTAAATTAAAATGTACCAAATATGTACTTTATCGTGGGAAAACTTGACGATTATGCACCTTTATGCGAAAATATGTCAGAGCGTTAAAGGAGACTTGTCAATGACGGATAAAGACAAAGATTTTAGAGAACTCGTACAAAAATGTATTGAAGCCTATAAAAACCTGATGAATGTAGGTATGGCCCTAGACTATTGCCGTGTGTCAGGCAAGCAGAGAACCTTTATTATGCGTGATGCTGAGTTTCAGACTGAGACAAGAGCTATCCGCGCCGAGAAGTACCGTGAAGAGCTTGAAGAAGTGCAGGCCATCTATGACGCAGCTTCAAAATTAGGAAATGAAGGCGACAACTGGGACGATTACGAAGGCGACGATGGCCGCACACAGGGCAAAGGAAAAAAGAAAAAAAGTCAGGTAGGTAACGACAAGGACGCACTCTCAATGCAGCTTAAGGCTGCTTCTATGAGACGGGAGCTTATGTCCCTCACAGCTGAAGACAATACCGATAATGAAGAGTCTACTCTAAACTTTTTCTTCACAGCTTTAACTAAGGAAGAAATGGAACAGCTCAAGGAAGTTGAGGTCAATCACGGAACAGGTGATGACTCAGCTTTAATGGCTATGGGAAGCGACGACTCAGAGGAAGACGTTGCTGCAAAGGCTAAAAAGAGAAATGAAAAGAATAAAGAGCTTACAGGAAACAATT